TTTTTTGGCTTCTCTTCTTTCTCTTCTTCGTCCTCGGCTTTGGCTGCGCCTTTACCTTTACGGAGCTTCTTGAGATCATCGCCATCGATGTCGCCGTCCTTGTCCTGATCCATTTCCTTGGACTGCTCAGGAGAGAGCTTCTTCTCTTGGACTTCTTCGTCCTTCTTAGCAGCCGCCTTCTTTGCATCCTTTTCGGCTTGCTTGCGTCCCATGTAGTCTCTGCCTCCAGAAGCTACGACATCTTCATAACTCTCTTCTAGAACTTCTTCTAGAGAAGAAAACTCTTGGGTGGTGAGGTTGATACCAGCCTTCTCAAAAGCCTCTACAATAACCTCGGCAACATCAAGAACCTCAACGCCACCTTTACGAGCCATCATGGTTGACATTTCAACTAGGACATCAGCAAGGATACCGCTCTCGCAGCTTTCTGAGAGGCGTGAGAATACTTCTCCGTGGATCTGTGAGAGACCCTTGAATGAAGGAACAAACTTGAGGCTAGCAATGTTTACGCCGTACTTATCGTTTAGCGTCTCGGTAATAGCTTCCTTGAGAGGCTTCTTCATTTCGTAGAGGTTGCTTACGAAGTCCTTGATCTCCTTTTGAGTAATAACATTTGAGTTGTTTACTTCAAAGGTTGACTCCATAACGCGAACAAGCTCTGACTTGTTAGCCAAAGCAAGGTATGGTACTTCTTTTACAGCCTCTTGTAGAGCGGCGTAAACATCTTCGTCAGATGCATAAATGGCAGCAGCGAGGTTTGAGATCGCGCCGTTAGTGGCCCACATAGAAGCGAAGTTATCCTTAGACTCTAGTAGCTCCTTACGGATTAGCTCAGTGTTGCAGATCATCTCGTATAGAGTCTTGTCGTTGTTACCTTCAACAACAATCATTTCGCTACCTAGGTCTTCAACTTGTAGCTTAGGCATATCGTAAGCCTTTGCGACCATAGCTAGAAGGCGTAGACCTTCCATTACATTCTGGTCCTCAAAAAGACTTTCTGCTTTATCAGCTACAAACTTCTCAAAGATTGGAAGTACTTCCTGGAACTTTGCCCAGGTTCGTGTCTCTACAATGTTGTAGGTTTCGCCAAAGCGAGAAATCTTCTTCTCTAGCTTACGACGGGTCTCGTCAATGCGACCACGAACTGTAAAGCTATCAAGTAGATCTTGGAACGAAGACTCTGCTTTGTCGTAACGACTCTCATGAAGGGAACGAACGAAGTTAGATACTCCTTGGGTGACAGCCTCGTCAACACGCTCGTCTGAGTAAACATCTTCGGTGTCACGAACGACAAAGTTCTCTAGGACTACCTTTTCGTTTTCGTAGCCGTAGGAACATTTGATGATGTTATTCTTTTCTGAGATAAAGGTAACTTCAGACTTAGAGTCGTCAATGTTGAAAATGACAAGGTTTTCTCTGAGTCTACGACCCAAATAATCTGCTGCTTCGTTTAGTGAAACAAAGCTCTTGTCGCGGGAAACAAAAATGTCGTTAAAATCCATGAGAAGGTTTTTATTTATATAGTTCTGGAAAATACCCTAGTTGAACTTATTTGGGTGCGGGTTCTGAGGGTGGAGTACCGTCTGGCGGCATTTCCACGGGTTCTTGGTTTGGAACAGGAGCTTCTGGGCCTGGGGGTTGCATCATCTCCTGTTGCTCGGCTTGCTCTTCCATCTGAGCTTTCATCCCCTCTTTGATACGGCGGATATCGTCTTCGTTCATATCGAAGTAGTTCTCATACAGCCATTCGTCAGGGAATAGCTGGAGGGACTTGATAGCTTGGACAGTGCGGACCTTTTGCTCATCTAGCTCAAGACGCCGCTTCTCAGAGAGGTCTGATGGGGGAGCAAGAAAAACCTTGACGCTCTTTACAAGGGAATCAGGCACTCCTCGTAGTTCTAGGTGTCTACGGATTAGAGTGTTTAGACCAACCTCAATATCTCTTTGAACACGAATGATGGTCTTAGCAAACTTCATGTCTAGCTGGCTTAGGTTTGCTTTACGCTCTGGTGACTTGTCCTTTTCAACGATGAAGTCCTTTGGCACTTTTAGAGCAGCCAAAACCTTGTCGCGGAAGTAGCGAACATCGTCAATGTCACCTAGGTTCTGTGCGCCTGGAAGAACATCGATCTTTCCACCTTTACCGTTACGGACAGGAACATAGAAGTCCTCATCGGGAGCGGTTGGGTTGAACTTAGAGTCTGGTTGGTTGTTTGACTGGCTGAAGTAATCCTCTTTCTTGAACTTAGCCTTTTGGCGTTCGATAAACGCCTCAATCTTGGAAGAGGGCATATTGCCAGTTTCAAAGTAGAATACACGACGCTCAGGTGCGCGTTGTAGTCTATAGATGAGCATAGCGTCCTCAATCATACGAAGAGAACGCCATGCACGAACTGCGGGAGCCAGGGCAGACTTACCGTAAGGGTAGTAGTTAGCATCCGAAGTAAATGCTCTGAAGTGTACGATCTGATTAGGATCTAGCGTGATTCTGCGGTTAGGATCTGCTGATCCCGTCATTTGAGTGTAATCACCTGAGTTCTCACGGCTTGGAACCTCTTGAATGAAAGCCTTGAGATAGCCATACTTATCTTCCTTGCGGAAGATGTAGTTTGGGTTGAGGATCTTGATACGCTGAATACCCATTTCCTCGTGGTTTGTATCGACAATGTTTTCTACGAAGCAGTCTCCGTACTTTACAACATTTCGGCTAATGTCCCAGATAAAAGTCTCTAGGTCACAGTCCTCGACCAACTCCTCAACCATATTAAGAACAGTGTCATCTGGCGTTTCAATCTTGAAGATATTACCGCCTAGATGCTCTTGAGTACAATCGTCAGCATAAATGTCTAGGGATGCTCCGATCTCTGGAAACTCCTCCATCTGCTCGTAATCATGGTAACGCTTACGACGCTGATACTCTAGCTGTGGGAGAGTGTTGTATTTCTTGCTTACGCCCAAACCAGCAATACCAGGGTCTTCAGTGACAGCGGTGTCACCTTGTAGTGGCGGAGTCTTTGGTCTGCCTGGACCCTGGAGCTGGGTTTTCTTTCCAAATCTCTTTCGGAACCAAGCAGTAAAGCGTCCTGGTGCGCCACCTCCTAGGTTGCCGTTGGATGGAAACTCTGTAAATCCAGCCTCGTTTAGGTTATTTTTGTTGTTTAGATCCATTTCAGATAATCCTTCATTAGGTCTCGCTGCGGGTTAGCCGCCGTTGGACCCATAATCGTCCATTCCTGTTTCTTATCTAGTACCTGTAAGTCGGGTATTGAGTCCTGAATCTCCTCCATAATGAATGCAGCGAGAGCGAGGCTTAGTACGAGGTCATCATGGTGACCCTTTTCAGCCTGTAGCTTACCGCTATTGGAGATGATAAAGGTGGATAGCTCGTCAAAAGTTCTTTTGGAGTTGATCTTCAACTTTGAGTTTGCTAGCCTATCTTGTAGGTAAGTAAGCAAAGTCTCCTTGTTCTTAGCATTCACCAAAAATCCGAAGTCTCCCTTCTCATCCATCCACATATTGTCGTATTCGTGATCTTCAAAGAGGCATCGGATAAGCTCTGTACCTAACACATTTCTCTCAGGCGCAACCGCAGCCATGTTGTAGTTCATGCCTTCCTGTGCAATGTATTTAGCGAAGTCAGGAAGGCTAACTGTGTTACTGTAAAACTCTGCGACTTGTTCCCCTGTGTACAGGTTGATCACATGGAACGCAGAGTGGTCCCGACCTCTACCGTAAGATGCATCAGCCGTAATCAGGTACTGAGCATAAGGCTCTGGGTCTTTCCAAACTCGCATCATGCGATAGTACTTTTCGTAATAATCTGAGCTAGTATGATCTCTAATCTCGCGGAGAGTATCGGTCTCAATAAAGGTATCACCAGTACCGAGAAACTCGCCCTCAACCTCTTGCAGCCAACCCTTTTCACCTAGGTTAGCCCTTGTGACCTTAGCCCACTGTTCATTGTAATCTGGATGCTCTTGCCAGTGGATTCGGATAATGTGAAACTCGTTCTGCTTCAACTCCGCTTTTCGGTAGATGTCGTAGTACAAGTTACCCATGCCGTTTACCGTAGAGATCATAACAACCTCACCACCAGTCGATACCGTAGGGTACACAGCTTTCCAGTACTCCTCCATGTTATCAATGAAGGCAGCCTCGT